CTCAATGGAGTTACTGAACCCTGGGAATTCAGACCTGACTCTGGTTTTTACGAAGATTATCAGCACACTATTGATTGTTATTTGAATGGTGAACGAAATTATTTTCTATTCTCGAGTACGTTGAAAGATGAACCCACTAAATTCACCAAGGACAAAAGACGTATTTTCTCCTCTTGCCCTGTAGTTGGTACAGTATTGATTCGTCAGTATTTTCTTCCAGTGATCAAACTTATCCAGGACAATTGGACACGTTTCGGTAGTGCTGTTGGCATCAACGCTCAGGGACATCAGTGGCACGAATTGTATGACACCTTGTGCAAACACGGTGAGGATAGAATAGTTGCTGGTGATTATAAAGCCTTTGACAAAGGTGCTCATAGTGAGTTCACATTACGTGGCATGTATGTCTTTTATGCTATTGCTGAGGAGTGTGGTTATTCTTCTTATGATTTGGCCATTATGCGTGGGTTGATTACCGATTGTGTCTACCCAATTTACGATTGGTATGGCGTTTTTGTGCAATTTTGTGGATCCAACCCATCTGGCATTCCCATTACTGTGCATTTGAATAATATGGTCAATTTGCAGTATGTGCTGTACTCCTTCGTTGCGATGGACAACTGTGCTGATAAGAAAGCTCGAGCTCATGATTTTTGGCGTTTGGTTGAAATATTCTTGTATGGAGATGACAACATAATGTCAGTTTCTACTGAAGAGACTAAGTTTAATCACACGTCTTTGCAGAACGAGCTGGAAAAAATTGGTGTTGTGTACACCATGGCAGACAAGGTGAGTGAGTCTGTTCCTTTTATCAACATCACACAAGCCGACTTTCTGAAGAGAGGTTTTTATAAGCATGAAAACGGTTTTTGTACAGCTCCTTTGGCTGTTGAATCTCTTTTTAAGAGTTTATATAATGTGATGAGACCAAAGAGGGACGACATTTTACCAGAATGTTCTGCCGCACAAGCTGCGTACGCCAGCGTGTTAGAAGCGTATCAACATGGACAGGAGTTCTTTGATGATTGGAGACAAAAGATGTCAATTGTCGTAGAAACACCTTGTCCGAATATACAAGGATATACTATACGCAAGCTGTTGCCAGATGAAAATTTACCAACATGAGTTCTTTGATGATTGGAGACAAAAGATGTCAATTGTC